TTTAATGCAAACATAATTGCTCCTTAGTTAAGCGAGTTAAAAAGATAAGGTGTGACCCGTTTAGGCGTCACACTCTTATTTAGTCAATTATACTGCATTGCAACATAGAATAGAGGCAATACTCTAACTATATCACATTATGAAATACTATCTTCATAGTTCATCTTGGCAAGAATGTAATCTTTCACTAATGAGGAACGAACAATATCATCGGCAGTAAATTCAATTCTTGTAAATGCCTTCATGTGCATGGCGATATCAAAGAATTTTAAAATGCCTGACATGTCATTCTTTTTCTTATTCAGGTCAGTTTGTCTGTAATCACCACACCATAGAATCTTTGAACGATAACCAACACGGGTCATTACTGTATCAATTTCTTCAAAGGTCATATTCTGCATCTCATCTACAATAATAATGGCATCATCGAATGACATGCCTCGGATGAATGATGTTGAAATAAACTCTATGTGGTGTTGTTCTTCTAATCTATCCCATGCATCACGGCGTCCAAATAGTGTATCACAAATTTGGCGATATGGTTGTTGATAGATTTCCATCTTTTCGTTTACATCACCGGGCAGGTGACCAATCTCACGGCTTTGCACCGCAGAACGAACAACAATGATTTTGTTGAATGGGTTTGATTTATCTAATACTTCTTCGATTGCTTTATACAATGCACAGAATGTTTTACCTGTACCTGCAACACCATGTAGTGCTACAAAGTAGTCACCTCTTTTGTATGCATCAAAGAACTTTTTTTGATTATCTGTTAGTGGTTGAAATGTTTTTAGGTCATCAATTCTAACTCTTAATTGATTGGTTGTCTTGGCTACTGTTATTACTTCATTGTTTGCGGTTTGTTTGCGAGCCATGTGTATCCTTTTTTTATAATCGGGCAATTATTGTTTACTTTTACCTATCCTGAGACTTAAATCCTCTCATAAACTTATAAGTATCGGTGTCCTCCTTTGAATTGATGTTATAGCTTACTTAGATGGTCTTTGCGTATCTTGCAAGAGACCCACTCATTATAATATCCGTCTCCAACCAATGCATGCCGGTTGAAAATCTCAAAAGTTTCCCAATAACTGCAAGCACTTCTACTTTTACATAGGTGCAGAATCTCACGGGTATAGTTTTCTTCCCCGTTGAGTTTGACTTCTTCTTGCAGTTTTTTATTTGAACCCCAATACTTCTCCCAATCACTTGACTTGCGAATCTTTTTTCGCTTGCCCTTGACTTGGCGAGTAGCCGCCATGGTAAAGAATTTTTTACCAATGTATTTGCGGCCAGTCGGGTTATGTGTGATAAGATATACAAATCCAAAATACTCTTGGATATCTTCTTCTTTAAATTCTTGCGGTGTGTTATGATAAAACCAAGTCATTCATCTTCATCCTCTACTTTGTCCATATCTAGTATGTATTCACCGCAGAATGGACAATGTAGAGGATCTGATTCACATTGATGTTCATCGTATTTGATTGTAAACTCGGAACTGCACTCACCACATGTGTGATGTAATGATGCCATTAGTTACACCATGATTGTTTGGCATCACCAAAGTATTCACGAGCAAAACCATTTTGAATTAGTGATGCACGGAGTGATTGACCATCTAAAATAAGGTCACCCAAGACACGACCACCAAATTTATCCCAGCCATACAACACAACTTGACGCTTGGTAGATTTTGTAACGATGGTTTTTGTAAATTCAGTAGCGGCTTTGCCTCGGGCATCTTCAGAAGGACATTGGGCTCTGAATCCCTTTTCTGGAGTATCCACGCCGAATATTCTAACGGCAAGTTCAGGTTTAAGTGGTGCTGGGAGAAATGGTGCCGCTATGACAACAGTATCGCCATCGTTTACACGGACAATCTGAGCATCATAGGTTACTCCCTGTGGTGTTTTTTGTGCATGTGCAGGTAAAACCATTGCAAATGCAAGTGCTATAAAGAGATATAATTTCATTTTACTAACCTTAATGTTTTAAATATGTTTAACCACATCCAACCTATGTCAAATTCGTACCATTTGTTGCTCAATTTGACACTTGCAGGTGAGTTGTGGTGATTATTATGTAGTTCTTCGCCACCGATGATGATACCAATAGGGATTATATTTTTGGATTTATCTTTAGTTTTCCAATTGCGATAACCTATACAATGACCTACGCCATTGACTACGCCCGCAGCCCAAAAAGGAATCCATGCCATCTGTATCAACCAAATTACAATACCCCAACCATTGAATAATAATGTATTGAATATCAGTAATAAAGTAATTCCAACTTTACTATGTTTACTGTAAACATTTTTTTCCATCCAATCATCTGGTGTGCCTGTACCATAGACTTTCACCATGTCTTTATCTTGTGCGGCTTTGGCATACAACCATGCACCACCATACAACATTTTTAAAAGACCTTCATTGTATGGTGAATGTGGGTCAGCAGGTTTATCTGTATTCGAATGATGTTTACGATGAACGGCAACCCATTCTTTTGTTACCATGCCTGTTGTTAACCATAACCAAAAACGCATGAAATGACTTAAAATAGGATGAAACTCTATGCCTCTGTGTGCTTGTCCTCTATGTAGAAAAAGGGTTACACAAATGATGGTAATATGTGTTGCTATTAGTGTGTATATGATTTCATTCATTAAGCGGCCTCAGCCCATACTTCATCCCAATTACCCGACAAAGCACCTTTAGCATAATCTGTTACACGATTCTCAAAGAAGTTACCGTGAACAGGACTATTAACCATTTCTTCTACCCATGGTAAAGGGTTCTTCTTAACTTTAAATACACCTTTGAGACCCAATGAAATTAATCTGCGGTCTGCAATGTATCTAATGTAATTCTTTACATCTTCTTTACTTAGTCGAGTCATCTCACCCATTTCAAAGGCAAGGTCAATAAACTTATCTTCTAATCGAACCATGTTCTCTGCAATGGTGTATAATTCACCTTTCAACTCATCATTCCAAATCTCTTTATTTTCTTCAACATATGTCCTGAACAATTTAATCATTGATTCGCAATGCATTGTTTCATCTACGATTGACCATGTGACAATCTGACCCATGCCTTTCATAGTGCCATTGCGTGGGAAATTCAACAACATAATGAATGAACTAAACAATTGCATACCTTCTGTAAATGCAGAGAATACCGCAATATGTTTTGCTGTGTTTTGCTTTGTTGTATTCTGGTCTGAAATGTCCAACAGATATTCGTGTTTCTCTTTCATCGCATCATATTCTAAGAACTGATTATACATTGTATCTGGCAGTCCAAGTGTTTCAATCAGGTGTGAATAGGCGGCAATATGCAAGGCCTCACGAGCGGCAAAACCCAACAACATCATTCTCACTTCTGGTTGACGAAAGTATGGTAAGTAATTTTTTACATAACCACCTGCCACATCGATATCACCTTGTGTGAAGAAACGGAAAATGTGTGTGAGAAATTGTTTCTCACTTGCGGTCAATCTATTCTTCCAGTCCTTAACATCTTCCAACATAGGAACTTCAGTATGCAACCAATGGATTTGCTCATGTTTCAACCATGCCTCATATGCCCATGGATAGTGAAATGGTTTGAATGATTGTCTCTCATCCATTAAATTACTTTTTGCTTTCTTAATCATAACGCCTCTAAAAATTGTTTTGTTGAATATTCCCATGTCCATTTCTTGGACGACTCATATACTTCACGCCTGTTAATTGAATAACATGCATTTACATTGTGTTGTAAGTTTTCACTATACATCCCATTATACATTAGTTCAATTGCTTCTAGTGGTCCCGGTTCTGTATATGCCGCAACAGGCGTACCACTTGCTATACTTTCCAAAATGACAATTCCAAATGTATCTGTCTTTGAGGGAAATACAAAAACATCCGCACTTGCATACCATTCGGCTAATTCTTCACCTTGTTTAACACCCAAATATTCTACATCTGGATATTTTTTCTTTAATGACTCCAAATAAGGTCCATCACCAATAAGGACTTTACGACCTGTCAATTTACAAAATGCATCTAAATTCTTTTCTTTTGAAATTCTCGATACACATAATATAAATGGTTTACCTTCTTTTCTTCTCTGTGGATTAAAGACTTCACTATCAACGCCTCTTGTCCACAGTTTTAAAAATTTAAAACCTTTTGTGTTTAAATGTTCTATCATGCCTTTAGTTGGCACCATAACGCATTTTGATTTATTGTGAAACCACCTGAAGTATGCATAACTTAACCATAGTGGTAAACCAATTCGTTTCTTTATGAATTCAGGAAATAGTGTATGAAAACTTGTTGTGTAGGGGTAATGAGATTTATTCAAAAGATATCTTGCATACAATCCTAATGGACCTTCGGTTGCAATATGAATCTTATGACCCTCATACATTGCAATCCACAATAACTGTTTAATCTTCCATGGATTAACAACCAACTCAATTTCTTCGTAACCTTTTAAAGTTTTTCTTTTTAACTTAGGATGATATGGCGTTATCAACTGAAATGGTTGTTTTTTCTTTTCTAGTTCTTTACATACATTTTCATATGTTCGAACAACACCATTCACTTGAGGCGCCCATGCATCGGTGATGATTACAATCTTTTGCACTCTGCACTCACTTTAAAAGAATCAAATTTTAATTTATATGTCATAGTATTTAATGCTCTAATACATTCTTGTTCTGTTGAAAATTCAATTGTTATTCTACCTGGTATATCATTCGCATTGCTCATATTAACTGCTAACAATATTAGTATCCATTTCATTTTTGATTTCGTTCCATGTGATTATCTCCCAACGGCCATCACTATGTTCTACCAAAGCGGTGCAAGATTCTACCCAATCACCATCATTCATATATGTTACACCATCAACTTCTTTAATCTCTGCATGATGTATATGTCCACATATAACACCATCATATCCTTTTTTCTTACAATATCCTGTAAGGTTCTTTTCAAACTGAAACATAAAATCTACGGCTTTTTTAACACGGTGCTTTAAGAATTGACTTAATGACCAGTATCCAAAACCAAACTTATGTCTAACCCAATTAAATTTACTATTAAGTGATAACACAAAATCATATGCTCTATCACCTAAAAAAGATAACCATGGTGCCAACCTAGTAATGCCGTCAAACAAATCACCATGCACTACCAAATAGCGTTTACCATCTACACCAACATGTTCAGTTTGATTATGTATCTCAACCTTACCAAAACTAAAA